AACAATATGAGTGTCGATGTAGAACGATGGGAAATCAACAGTCTTAAGCAAGAAACTAGATTTACCACTTGCTGATCCTTCAGGCTTAGTATCGGCACCATCCCAATATGTGTAAGTAACCAACATTGAAAGGTTTTTTCTTGAAATAGGACGGGCAGGAAAATAATCCAAAACATGAGCATAAATAGTTAAAGGGGTACCATAAACACCTGGGGCAAGTTCGGTCATTCGAACAGTGTTAACATTTGCGCCTACTATTCCTGACTCAAGCATATCAACAGCATCTTTACTAATTAATCCGGTACCTTCTTTAATCTCAAATTCAGCAGTCTTTTCACCACCTGATTTGAAATAGTCAAGTAAAGAGAATCTTTGTCCGTAAGTGTCACTGACTTCTTTGATATACTTGTCTTTATTTTTGTGGTCAAGGATTGCATTTTTAGCAGCCTGAATAAAAGAAACTCTTTCAACCTGTCCGGGTGTGCCTTGTTTCAATTTACCCATTTCCAAACCCTGTTCTTCAGAAGCTTTACGAAGTTTTTCGTTTTCAGCTTTAAGGGTTTCAATAGATTTTGCAAGGGTGTCTATCTGTTCAGAAGTTAATTTTTCAATAGCCTTATTGATAGAGGCTACTTCTTTTTCGATTGCTTTACGGGTTTTAAGCTCATTTTCTGATTCAGCATCTTTCATAAGTTTAGATACTCTTTCTTCCAGAGCTTTAACAGCTATGTCAAGTTCGCCATTACCTCCGCCTGGTTCATCAATCATATGGATTGCATTAACAACAGGCATGAACATAAGCATGAAGAAACCCATCAGGTAACTCATTGCTCCAAATCTTTTTTTGTTTAAAAGTGTGTACATTTTTATCGAATTTTAATTGTTTGTAATTTTTTTGCTAATAAATTGTAATCAATTGACTTTTGTTGAGTAGTTTTCGCTGGCTCATTTATAGTGATACCAGTGGTGTTAACCGGCTGGCTTTTTTGATTCTGTGTTATTACTGTTTTGCAGTTAGGGCATTTTATATATCCCATACCTGATTCTGGTATTGATAAATAATTATATTTATTGCCACAACTAGGACATTTTACTTCATCGCTTTTTGATTCATTAACTTCAATAGTAGGTGTAAAATAATTACTACCTCTTACTACTGCACTACCTTCAATAACCTTTGCTTCTTTCACTGCCCAAAAATACCCAAATTCATCAACAAACTCTTTGTTGGCTACTTCAGGATAATATTTTTGCCATGCTTCATATTCAGCTCCGCAATTCTCATCATTGATACACATTACGATCTTAACGTATTGCATTCCAACACTATGGTTTATAACATAGCCTCTTTTATATTGATCGGCCATGAATGGATTGCGGTCTGCTTTAATCTTTGATTCAAATACTAAAGCCTGTGTATTACCTGGTAACTGAAATCCAAGTTCACCCCAAGAATATGTTTTTGCATAAACTGCTAAATCTTTTCCAGATGATATAATCTTTTCGAATTCCATTTCATGCTCCTGGATATGGAATATGTTTTTATTTTCTCTTAGACTTTTATCCCAAATCCCAGGAAGGTGTAAATCTTTGTGGCTGTCAACTACATTTGTAGTATTGATAATTACCTTTACAAATACATCGTTAGTCATTATCTGTTGATCGCCTTCGGCTTTAAATGCAGAATCTTTTATATTGATAATTTCAGGTTGATATACCAAAGCATCAGCGTGTTTTATCTGAGCTTTTTTCTGAGCAATCAAACTTTCTTTATTCTTAATAAGAAAATCAAAAAGCTCTTTACGTGTATTGAATTCCGGTATATTCATCACTTTTTAATTATTTCATTCTTATTGATAGCCTTTTTTTTCAGGTTTATATCTGATTTTAAAGCTTCTTTATTGATTGTCGGTTTCTTCGATTCCATTTGTTTCAGTATTTTGTTCAGGTTCTTCTGAAGTTTCAATTTCTTTCTTGTACTTATTACCGTCTGTTTGCTCTGGCATACCTAATGCCGATAACATCTGGTTAAGAGTGCATAGATTATTGTTATATCGATTAATCCAAACCTCGTCATTTATTTTATTTGTTTCAGCTTGTAATTTCTTATCAGCTTGCAAGCATTCTATTTCGGAATAGTCAGGGCGTAAAGCTTCACCTATCTCAGTTAATCCAAGTTCATGCGATTTAGCCTCCCAAAATTGATTTACAATAGGCTGGGCACAATCAGTGTAGAAAGCTTTTTGCGCTAATACTACGTTGTTATAAATTGATCCCTCTTTGTCGTTAAGTAATACTGAAGGAAATAACAGAGCTGTTGCCAGCGTAATAAATTCATGCTGTTTTATTTCGATTGGCATAAAGTCACCAATCGGGACAGATATACGGACAAATCCCAAATCTTTTTCAGTTACGGCTATTGGTCTACGCCCGTCTGTTAATCCGTATGAGTATAGTGTTGTTTCAACTTGTTTTTTATCAACAGGATCCCATCCTGTATCTGCCTGACCAGATTTTAATCGATTAACTACAATACCCTCTGCTCCTTTACCAGCTATCAAAGTATTAACAGTGTCATAAATATAAGACAGTGTTTTAATAGACCTTATTGCAGAGGCTAACCTACTTTGCCCTGTCATATATTGACCATTAGCAAATGATAAATTACTATCATTTATTACCATTACATCTTCTGGTAAAAAGTCTTTCGGTATGCTATCAATAAATAACCTATACTTAACAATAGGATTAAACCTCCAATCAACACCTGTCTGAGGTTGTCCATATTGATTAATCGATTTTAAAGGTATCGGGTAAAACTGATTGCCAGGAAATAAATATAATTCTTTATAGCCCCATCCTATCGACTTAATTTTGTTTATCGGAATCGTGCCAAATACTAAGTAGCTCGAAAAACAGTTTATTAAATATTGCCGGCCATGGTTAAATTGATTTGGCTTCTTTATAAGTTTTAGGATTTCACTATCTTTTATTTCCTTTTCCTTTTTATTGCCTAAAACTTTGACATGTTTAACTGGTATGTCTGCGCATTTCTGAGCTATGTAAGTAACCAGACCATTTATCTCAGATACGTTGTTAAAGAAATAAAGCAGAGTATCTCTGTTATTATTAAATGAACCAAAAGGAATTGTATTGATTATCTGAGTTACGAAGTCGTCAACCTGAGCGATTTTATTAGGAGGCGGTCCTGCCTTGGTTGTTATCTGGCTGTCTTTACCAGTTCTAAAAGAAAGAAATCTGGACTTAAATTCCATTATGATATGTTAATTAACATTGTCAAATTTAGAATAAATATTCAATATGACAATATATTAACTAACTTTTTTCATTTTGGGAATAAATTTCTTTTTAAATATTGATTGTTAAAATGAATTCAATTGTAATTAAGTAGCGGAATTGAACCGCTGAAAAATCTAACCTTTCGGCGAGGAAACCCTGACCACAAAGTTTTGCCTCAAAAATTTAAATTGTATTATCATTTATTTACCTCTAGTTATTAAAAATAGCATTCTATATGATGCAGCTTTCATTATATCCGGGCTCCAACCAAGTAACTCTTTTATAAGAGCTGTTTTTATCGTTGCCATTTTTTCACCTGATTCACTGGCTATTTTTAACATCTGTAATTCATCAATAAGAACCTCTTTAGTGATACTATCAATATCAGGATTACAGTATATTAACCCGGCATTAATTGACTGAGCAAGCTTAAACTCTAACTTAGATTTTAGATTGTTGTATTCCTTATCAACCACAACCCCTGAATGAACAGCGACCGCGCCCGGAAATAGTTTAACCAAGTGATTACCTATCCCTGATGCATCATAAACTATATTTGATCTTGGTACCTGATATTTTAAAGCTTGCTTTTTCAAAACATCCATAAGCGGGGTAAAATCAATCTTATTATTTGCTATTCCGTTTTCTTTGTCTGTTGTTATTTGAGTAGGTGAGATATTCTTTACTCTTTCAATTTCGATAATTCTTAAGCCTTTCCATGCTATGGATACAAAATGATCATTACTTATCGCGATATCGCAGCTGAGATAATTTTGTAATTCAGGCATTATCTCTCCTTTATCATTTCTTCCTACATAGTCATTTGTGAAAATATCGTTTATCTTATCGAAGTTACAAAGAGCGTTGTCATCATCATCATAGTCAAAGTTACCATGCAATAATCTTTGTATTGTCCTTTTATCGCCACTTAATATAATCTTTTTTTCCCACTCCCTGGCTTCAGGGTTTGGATTATCAGAACTTAAAGCTCTTACGAATTTACGATGCAGTGGTTCTATTTTATCCCTGAAAGGTTTCCAATACCTATTGTAAACATTTCCCTTTAACGGGTTAAATCCTTCGAGTATCTTTGCGGGTATGCCGTACTTTTGATTATTCCATCGACCAACACGTGAAGTTAATATAATGAATACCTTTTCTCTATTTTCAGCCGATTCATCGATTACCGCCCCGGTTAAATCCAAACCTCCAATATCTGTCATCTCAGGATCCGAAGGATAGTATTTTGTGTCCCGGCAAACTACACGGGAAATATTATTGAATTCGTAAAAACTTTGTTGATCGTTATACTTATAATCAATGTCTCTTTCTAGTCCGTAAAATTTAAATGTCCTGAGTAATGTTTGAATTGTTGTTGCTTTTAGATTCTTTAATTCTGACCGGCCAATCATATAACGAACATCAGAATAACTTAAGCATTGAAATAAAACATAAAAGCATTCAAGTTGAGTTTTTCCAGACATTCCGCTTCCTCCGTATCCTACAAATAGCGTAGTGTTGTCATGTAAATACTCTAATGCTTTTAATTGCGCTTTTGACAGATAATATAAATTACCTTGCTCATCTTGAAAAACAGGTATCTTGTGAAATAACTTTCTTTTGTAGTATTCTATGTATATTTCGAGATCGGCGTTCATTAGATTATTTTAAGTTCAACTTCTTTGCCGGTTTCAAAAAAGTACCAATTTTGAAAATAGTGAACTCCTTTTTTACAAACATCATCAGATAAAGATACTCTTATGGAAAATTCATCCATAAAATAATCAACTCCTTTATGTTTTTTATCTATTGATTCCCATTCATTCTTTTCAAACCTAGCCTTTAAAAGTATCTCTTCTGTTAATGATATTGGTTCATACCATTCTGGATGTTTTACTAAAGCTTCAAAATTATACCATCCAATTTCAACATTAATATTTTGCTTTGTGTAATGTATGTAATTTCCTATCCTGAGCTCGTTTGCATTTATCATAGCTTTTCCATATTAAAAATCAATTCATATCCGTTTTCTATCCTGTTAACCCCTTCCTTGGTCCATCGATTTACTGTCATTGCAGTCTTTTTTACAAGTGTAGCAATCTTTGGAGCTGTGCCATAATAAAGCTTATTTTCTTTTTTGGCAGCTATTAAAACAGTTTTACATCCTTTCTTTTTCATATACAAATATAACATTTATTATATATTATTCGAGGTAAATGTATAATTTATAATTTAAACACCACTAATAAAGTAACGTTGGCGGTATGTATAGCCGGGCAAACGAAGTTACAACCTATTAACCGACACCGAATTACAATACGAGCTACATACCTCACATACCGACTATGCCCAGTTACGTTGACCGCGTGTTATAAGCTGGCCTTATTTTACGTTCTTTGAATTCATTAAATACCGATTTTAAAAATAACCCAACTTAAAAATTGTGATTATATCCATGTGATTTTGAAGCGATAAAATAACCTGATTTAGGCAATTTAAACTAAGATTTGCCTTCAAAAACGGATAAATGTACCTGATAAAATTAACTCGGCTTAATTTCGGCTATGTCGGTTTAAATGTTTGATACCTGAACAAATAACTGGTTTTATTAGTTTCAACTAAGTTTCAGTTTTAAAAACACATGTTTAGGTTATTTTTAAATAACACGGATTAATTTAGCCGATTTCAAAACACATACATGTAAATCGAAAAATAAGGCAAACTAATAAAACCGATTAAAGATTTGTAAACGAAAAGATATGTTTGAGTAGTTTTGAAATAAGGCAAACTAATTTAAGCATATCGAATACAAATGTTTAAAAAACAAAACTTAGTGCAAACTAATAATTTCAACTAAAGATTTAGAAAAGATTGTAAACGTTTGTACTAAAATTAAATAACTCAAATTAACACCCCCTGAAACGCCCTATTTATAAGGCTTCTACGAACGATTAATTTGAATTAGCGTAAAAAAATAAAGATTTATAATTTTAAAAAAGATTTGCAGATGTTTGAATTAGTGGCCACTAATTTTGCTTATTTAAAAACAAATAGATTGATTTCATAAATTAGTTTGAGTTAGCAAAATAATTTAATCGTTGCTAATTTATTTTAATCAAATACAGATGTTTTTAATAAGTCGAGTAATATTTTGAAATCAAAAAACAAATGTCGATGTTTCAAAAATTAATCGTTGATAACAAAATAAAATAATCGTTTATAAATTTGAAAGGTCAAATACGAATGAAAAAATTAACTCAGCTTATTTAGGTTTTAAAAATATGAATGCAGATGTTTCAAAAGTTAATCGGAGTTATGAAAAATATTTAACCGTTTATAATTTAAGAACGACAAATATGAATGGTTTAAATAACATCGCTTATTTTTTGAAGCGTGGAGATATGATTTTTTAACAGCAATTTTATTCGGATTTAATGAACCTGATTAATCGTTTATAATTTAAAACACATGAATACGTATAACCTGAACAAATTGAGTTATTTTATGCCTGAAATATGCTACGAAGCTGGTTTTAGGCTTGCTTATAACATTTTTATAAAACAAAACCCCGAATATTTCTATCCGGGGTAAACATGAAAACATATCAGAAGCAGAGATAATTATTCAGCGGTTTTAAGTTTGTTAAGTTTTGCAAGCCTAGCATCTAGTTCGGCTTCAGAATAGTTTGAAAGGTCTGGTTTTAGACTACCGTCTTTGTTTGAGAGGTCTAAATCAACAGCTTGTTTTGGTCGTCCATGTACGCGATCTTTAATTAACTCAGCGGCATTAACTCTTCTTAAGTCTTTTTGATCACCTGTTAATAACAACCTTCCGTAAGCCTGCACAATAGCCGGTAATTCTTGGTCTTTTACAAATTCAGCTAATTTAATTAAAGGAAGGGTTTCAATATATTCTAGTAATTTCATACTCTCAGCCTTTGATATTGGTTGACCATAAGTCTTTTCAATATATTCCATGAGAGTTTTTAATACCTTCTTAGGTTGCCCTTTACGGTTTATATTTTGAGGGCGTTTGTCAAATCCTTTCCCTTTTATTTTATCTGGATTTCCTCGCATTGCTTTTGCGTTGTAAAAATTAAGGATGCTATATTTCAAGCATCCATGCGACGGCTTGCCAAACCGGTTTATTGTTATCAGTTGCCGCTTTCATTATGTCACTAAAAAATATAGTTTCAAATACATCTGATATATTATTTTTCATTCTTTAATATAATTTTCAGCCAAATAATTGTAAATGTACGGCGTAATACCAAGTTCTTTTATTATCCTTCTTATCCTTAATTGGTTCATTAAGTAAGCAGGCAACGTGAGTATAAAAAGAAAAAATAAAGACAATATATAAGCGAATATGCGGGCTATACTGATTAATCCAATTTCATTAAATATTATTATTCCAAGCGTACCAATACCCCAGCAAACAATTAATAATATTGAACCCCAAGGAATTGGTTTTTGTTTTAGGTTTAAGTTAAAAAACCGATATATGAATCTTGTGTAGCCGTTGGGTTTATGCTTATTGTAAGATTCTGTAAACAACCGGCCTAATTCTGGGTCATATTCTCTTTTTATTGTTTCCATAGACAAAAATAGTAATTTTTATTTTACAATGTTAAAGTAATACATGTTATCTTTTAATCTCAATGTTACTTGCATTTTAGTTAACATTACGATCTGGTAAACATTTTTTATATAATCGGTTGTTACAATAAGCGTGTTATTAACCACTTCAAAATTAACCGGGTAATTAAGACTATCCCAATGAGCGTAAATGTAATTATCAGAGCAATAAAAATCTCTGAAATTATACTCAGATAAAGAGCTGTCGTTATCAGTCATTTTGTACATAACCAGCTGACAGTTTTCAAATACTTCGATAGTGTCGTTAGTAAGAGTAGAACTAGTTACTTCACTAAGTAACGTAGTGTTTTCTTCTTTTTCACAACTCATAAAAAGAGTAGCTAATAAAGCCAGTGCGAGAATTTTTGCTATTGTTTTCATGTTTTTTATTGTTTAATTTATAGTATATTATACTATTTTTATTCAATAAAGTTACGTTTTTATTTATTTTTTTATCTATTTTTTAATCATCTTCAATTTCCGGTTTATCCGAAAATAAGAAGATAAGGAAACATACGATGGTTAACCATGCGAAGATTGCGAGTATAATTAGGAGTGTTTTCATATCCAAATATTTATTAATTATTATCAGCTTCATTACACCCGTCAATAAATGGGTATGCACATAATAAAATAATAATACCAATTGTGGTAAATATTGTAGATATTATTTTTTTAATATAATACCAAATAAATTTAATGATGATCATTAATGTTTTCATAATCAAATACTTTAGATAGATAAGTAAGTATGCAAAATATCAAAATAATTATAGATAATACTATAATGATTGATTTTATTGATATTGTTATAGTTATCATATGGCTCAAAAACATTTAATTATTAATTTACAAGTTCCTTTTGCGGAGCAGTCAAGGCAGATATGGTATTTATAGCGGTATATTTTCGCTTTTTTCAGCATATAACAAATTATTTATTTTTTGTTCGAAGATTTCAGAGGAATACTTTCGGTTATAAAAATATTTACAGGTATTACTTACAAGTTCTTTTAATTCTCGTGATAGCATTGTAAAATCCTTTAAATACATCCCGCACCCTGCCTCTATTTTATCAGCTGTCGTCCCTCTATCATTACCAATAATAGGTATCCCGAGTGCTAAATAATCAGCCTCTTTTGATAACTCCGTAGTCCTATAATTTTTACAAACTCCTTTAGTTAACGAAAATCCATATAAAAAATAATCTTGTAAAATTACTTTTAATAGCTTCTTTAAGAAATAACCCTGTAACCTTCTTTCAGTAAAATAAATATTATTATTACTTTTTACTTCTTTATGTATGTCTGGTTCAGGTATTTCCCCCAAAATAAATAAAGGTTCTTTACGATTTGCCATGAAACCAAGAATTTCATTAGCTCCTTTCAATTTACAAAAACAACCTATATATAAAAATCCTATTTTTTCGTTATCGGTATTATTTGAAATACCTTCAAGTGCCGAGGCGTAAAATATTAATTCACTTTTACAAAAATGAGACTTTAAAAATTCTGAGTTAACAACAACCTTATCAGCAAATATCCTAGCAATTATTTGTTCTAACGCAGATATAACAAATACTATAAAATTAAAGTATTTTAAGAAATTATACTTTTTCGTTAAAAAATAAAAAAGTAACGACGGGTTATAATCTTGTTCTTCAAATATCACCTTTTTACCTAATAACTTAGCAAAAATACATAGGGGTAACAATTTAATGTCTTCAATCCATACAATATCGTATTTTCTTACGTCTTTTATTAATTCAAAACAAGAGGTAATATCAAAAAAACCTAAAAATAATTTATTTATAAAAGTCTTTTTGACTATAATATTATTAATAGTTACATTATGCTTTTTCGATAATACATCTATAAGCATTTGATCACGAGGTTTTCCTTTGTAATAAGGAGTGTATATAGATATTTTCATAGGTTTTAGCATGTCGAACAAATAAGCAATATAGCTACTAAAGCAATAGTAAAGGTTACTATCCTTTTCCATGCTGTTACTGTTTCTTTTGGGGTAAGTGTTTTCATGGTTTTTTAGTTTTAAATTAACTCCGACCATATTTCAGATCGGAGCTTTTTTATCTTGTTAATCACTGCAACAAGTAAGCGTTACCTGATCCTCAGATACCAATCCGGCTATTTAAAGTCGATCCGACCGACTGGATGGGCGAGGCTTGACTAATCCTTGCTCGTTTAAAGTCAATTCTTTATAAAGCATCGCGAATTTATAAAGCGAACAATTAAGCCCCATATATTTTAAAACAGATTGTGGATATTCTGTCATCGGTTAAAAGCTTATGTTATACCTTAGCTGGCTAATATCCTTACCGGTTATTTACAATCTGTATGTCAAAGAACATTAAAAATAAACTCATTTCATAACCTACAAAGAAGGCTCTAGCGCGCGTATGAAATATAAATTTCGTTATTACGATCCACCGCACTTACGATTAAAAAGGTAGAGGCAACCGCCTCGTAAGAATCATCATTTTCTTATGTCCGAGCTTTAACGTCCTTCTCTCCGATGTCTCAGGATCAAAAAAATTAATCTCTGGTCTACTATGACTTTTTCCAGCCGCCCGTTCACGTTTTCCTTTTCTTCCTTTTTGTCTCATAATCGGTTAATCTAACTACTATCTATTTGAGTTTATTCAAAGAACTTTATATTTCAATTATTGCCAACGTAGGGCAAATTTCACGAATTTCTGAGATTACAGCGTCGATTTCTTCGTCTCTTACTGATCTAATAAAATCCTGAGCGTCCGGGCTTATTAATTTAACCGACAAGTCATCAGGGTTAATCCATATTTCACATTCAAATTCAGCTTTTTTTGACCCTTTAAATATTGGTAATTCAAGGGTAAGGCTTTCGGGAATACTACATTCTTTTAATGCCTGGTCTTTTAATTGTCTGATATTACCTTTCTGCCCGGCCTGATTTTCAACAACCTTATCAATTCTTATTCTTACATCAAAAAGTTTTGATACAAGTTCATTTGCAATATCTTTTGATGCAAAACAAATACGATTCATTTTGATATGTTCAGCAAGTTCCCGAGGTACCCAGCCTTTACCGGTATTTATTCCAAACCCTTTAAACTCCTGAGTATATTCAAGTTCGCCAGATATTTTACTTTCAAGTTCGGTACTTTCGTCAATAGATAAGGTTATTTTTAATCCCTCCCGATCAATTTGAATATTTGAAGCAAGTAAATTGATAACATCTTTTCGAACTTTAAGATATTCCAAAGGCGAATTGATAATTCCTGAGATATTGACAGCTTTTAAATCTATAAGTTTTTCAGCTTGTCCCTCACGGATAACAAGTTCTTTCTGATCTGTTGTGATATTTATTTGTTCTTGCATGTTTTATTCGTTTACGGCGCGGTTAAGTTGAAAAATTGTCTTTTGCCTTTCGGATGTTTCCAAAGGTCTTTTATAAACCTGCTCACCATCTGAATTATAGTAAATAGCATATTCGCCTTCATAATTTATGTAACATTCTTCATTGACTGTTCTGGCTTTGTCTCTGATATATGTGAGACATGTTTTTATAACTGTCTTAGCTGGTTTTAACTTTTCTTTGTACTCATCTTTTATTTCCTGAAGTTGAGTTTCTTCAGAATCAACAAAGATCATTTGAGTTGATAAGTCAGTTTTTAGTTCCTGAATTTCTTCCGGGGTGAAAGGTTTCATGTAGGAAAACATTTCTACCTTATCACATGAGTTTTTTAATGATTCCTGTTTTTTATTCATTGACTTTTTTATTAGTGATTATTTAGTTTAATTGTTATTTACTCCTTTAATTTTAGTTTATCTGATTTAATTGCTGATTCAAGTTTTTCATTATGCTTTACTGGGAATTTTAGTGTTGTATTATAATCATTCCAAATATTAATTCCCATTTTTATTGCTATATTTTTACACAAGTCAGCAACATTAGAAGAATACTCAACCGACTTGCCAAGTGCTATAAAAAGATCAATAACTCCAATTCTTATAAGTTCATATTTATCAACATGAAGTAAAGCTTGTTTTTGAGACTTATATTTACGATTAAGTTTTTCAACTTCAATTCTTAATTGTTGAGTTCCATACCCAAGAACTTTTGCCCGGTAATCCCACCAATCGTATTTATTATTGTGAAAATCGAAATGTCTCTTTTCTGAAATATCCTGAATTGAAAATAATCCCATTATAGGAACTAATTCAAGTAAAAAGTTTATTTGCTCAGTTGAAAATTGCTGGCCGGTTTCAATTTTTTTAGTTAACTCGACTAATTCATTTCTTATTTCTTCACCTTTTTTACTTCTTGAAACCATACATAGCTTTTTTGCAAAATCTATATATATTTCAAATTCTTTTCTAAACCTACCCCTTTGCCCTATTTTAGCATTACTCGCACTTAAAGGCAAGTAATCTATATCGTAAACAGCGAAGTCGTTTTTATTAATATTCCTTTCAACAAAATGAGTATAATGAGCTTTGTTTAACTCTAAATAATCATATAATTGCGTTAAATATACCGATTGACCTAATTTTGATGTGTGAATATTTATCATTTGTTGTATATTTTAATAAACAAATGTATAATTATTTATTGATATAATCAAACAATTATTAAACTTTATTTACCAAAATTATTCCGGGACTAAAATCTACTTCGCTTATATCTTTTTTACCTGATTCTACAGCTCTTAACTCTGTTGTGTAATGTTTTTTTAAGTCAATTAATTGGTGTCTATCCCATTTGTAAGACTTCAGTTTTATAGATAATTCAACTAACTCATTATATTTTTCTATTCCTATACGAGTTTTTAAACCTTCTGCATATCCCGATTCATTGCCGTTTAAATACTTATTGCAATATTTCATTTGACCATGTACATTACTTGGATGGAAAATTAATCCTGAGTATAACTCTGCTTTTTTAAAATGTCCTGCATCATAAGCCCCTAGCTCAAAAGGAAGTATTTTATCGCAACAAATACATTTTTTTCTGTGGTCTCTGATTCTTATTAGTTTCTGAAACGGTTCTTTTGCCTCAATGATTAAGCCCCGGATAGACTTGCTTTCAAGTTTTCTATCCTTATCCTTTTGTTTCTCTTCTTTCTGAACCTCTTTATGAGCGCGTAAAGTAGATTGTTTAAGCTTCTTTCTACCCTCTTCGGTATTAAGTAACCAATCTTTATAACAATCCATGCACATACCGTTTTTTCGGTACATAGTTGATGTATGGCATTTCTTACACTTCTTTTCTTTGGTTTTAATTAGTGTCATAACTCATTAATATTACCAACCCTTTCAAAGTCGCCTATTTGGTCTGCAAAAGAAAAATTACCATCGCATTGATGACAGGGAATGCAAATATCTTTTGTCGGAATGTCAATAGCAGCAAATTGCCATCCTGAACAATCGTCACACCAAACTACGCAATTACCGTCGTGATCATAGTCTCCTTCGTAAACTTCTACCCCGTTCATGTCCTTTTTTCCGGTATATTGTAAAAATTCGACTTCATTAAGCATGTTTAAAGTCTCCTCTCCTGGATGCAAGGCTTTCATTTGTTGCATTATCAAATCAAAACAGGTAGTTTCTCCAAGTATACCAAACCCGTATGGATAAGGTTTTAGAAACTTTTTATCTAACTTACTCCATGCTAAAAATTTTTTTGGTGTCATATTTTTATGTTTAAGTTACTTATTTATAATTTATTATGCAAGTTTTTTATAATCCTTTTTTGGTTCCGGGATCAGGGGTTAAGTCGTTTAAATTAGCAAACTCGCCATGATATTTAATTGCAGCTTCATTGTATGCGGCTGCGGCTTCAATTTCATTATTAAAATATCCAAGAGTTACCATTTTTTCTCCGTTATTTATCTGCGCCCTAATTAATATTTTACGTCTAATTTTATTCATATACACAGTAACCCCGAGGTATTTAGAACTACCACTTGCTTTTTTATTCTTTGAGTTTTGCGAATGTGTACATATTCTAAGATTTTTACGTTGACAATCTAAGCCGTTTCTGTTTTTATGGTCAATTATTATATTTGGGTCATTAATATTGAATATAAATCTATGCATTCGTATTGTCTTTCTTTCTGGTGAACACTGCTTCCTCATCGCATAAAAAGTGTTTCTACTAAAAGCTACACTCCAGTTGAATTGATTAAGCATATCAAAATCTTCATCATCAACTAAAGCAATGTATTTACCTTTGTTTTTACCAAACTTACTAAGTTGTATTTCTTTCATATAAAAATACCCATATCAATCACAAAGGCGATCCAGTCGTGCAAAGTAGCACAAAGGCGATGTGATCAATATGGGATTTTTTAATGTTTTCATAACTGAATCGCAATACAAAGATATAAAATTATTTAACATCTTTATTATCTTTCCAATCCTTTCTTGGTTCTGGTATCAAATCATCCTGCTCTCCTGAGCTAAAATTCTCTGCATATAAATCCTGCATGTTTTTATAATATTGATTACAGTCATTTGTTTTCATTTTGGTCGTAGTAAGCCTAAAGGCTTGTTTATATACTTCACCAGTTTTTATATTAACTATTCCGGGTTCTTGTTTCCATTCTTCATAAATTCTCTCCCGGTAATTTAAAGGCAAACAATTAACCATGCACCATTCATGGCAAACCATTTTACCAGCATGTTCTGGTAGGTTTCCAGTAATAATTAAAGCCGGTAACATATAAGCGTAAGGGATTGCCCATAAAGCGTTATTTTGCTCCCTTGATCGTTGGTTTTGTATTTTTTCTGTCAACTGATAATATCTACCATCTGAAAGGATATTCATATTTGACTTATACTTATCTATATCCTGCCATAGCCTTACTCCGTTTTGTACATCGAAATAAGTTTCAATCTTTGATATTTTTATATCGGAGTTTTTCATATGGTATTTTGTTGTTTTTAATTGTCATAACTAATTGATTTAAAGATTAAGTGTAAAAAATAACAGTGTTAACATTCGCTTATCCGGTAGTTATGGTTCATGCTAAGAAGCCTCTGCGATAATTTGGTCAGATAGTGAATAAACCATTCTTTTTGCAGTTAAGTATAAACTCCCCCAATCTGGGCGGCTCATTACATTTTTAACCCACCATTTCATATCGTTTTTCTTATCTAAAAAATCGGTAATCCATTTTACAGAAGTGTCGTTTTGTGGTGGTAAATTACCATCGTGCATTACTCTGTAAAGTTCTACACTCATCCAATTATCAATTGAATTATCCCATTCTGAATGCGATTCATCAATATTGTACTTTTTAAAAAGTTCTTGCTTTGTCATTTTAGTAAATGTTATTTTCAGGTGTTTCAAAATCGTCTCTTTGTTCAAGTCTGTCGGCAGTATCTCGCAAATGTTTAATCATATCTTCTCTATTTGCAGTTGATATATAATTTGCCACACCTGCATTGTGATAAGGAAAAACTAAAATTGTGCAACCAAAGTCTTTAGGTAAGAATTTTAGCACACTATCTGCCATTTTTTGCATCGCTATTTTGCTCATTGTATTTTGATTTTTAAATTAATAATTCAGTTAATAAAGCACGAAACCATAACACGTGGTATAAAACAAAGCGGTTTCAGTGCTATTTTGTGGCTTTGTTTCCCGTTCAAACTTTTGTGGTGGTTGACAGTTTATCGCTCTCAATCCGCTTCGATTTCATACCGCCAGCCGTTATGAGTGATTTTACTCGTACACATAACCGCAGTCGTGACATATATCTTTGTCATCTGTAATAGTTACGGAAGTGCTTCCACAACTTACACATTCCTCATGTTCTGGAAATTGGTCGCTATTTACTTCTAATCCTGAATGGTCAATGCCATCTGTATAAAAACCACTCATAACAAGCGGTAATACGGCATTGCCTTTTTCTTCGTTGATAGTTTTTTCTGAGTTCATATTTTATAGTATTTGTTGTGTTTTTAAGGTTATTTAGAGTTATACCTATTTATCTTGTTCCCAAAATCAGCAGGAATTTCGCCCCATATATTCGTAAACCACTTAGTTATTTCAATCCCATCATATTTTATTACATCAGATTCGGATAAGTCTAATTCAATAGATTTTAAATATTTTTCAGCCCTATTCTGTAAGTCAATAGCTAATTTAGTATATCTGCCCGGTTTCAATGATGAGTTACATTTTTTATTCTTAACCCATGATAAAGCAGTCATAGAATCTGTAAATATAGGTAGTTTTATACCTCTCTTTTTTTGTTCTGCGATCGCGTGTACAACTGCGATAAATTCAGTTACATTGTTAGTCGCAATGCCTATTTTTTGGTGAAATACAACTTTGTTTGTTTGTAAATCAATACCTCTGTATTCACTCATTCCGGGATTGCCTGACGTTGCTCCGTCTACAGCCCACCCATAATTAGGTTTTTCAAACATTGTATATATCTTTAAAAATTATTTCTCCACAATCATTACATTTTAATTCCACATAATTATCTGGTGGATACCTGAATATTTCAGTACAATTAAGATGTTTACATTTAGAAATCGGCTTCAATGCCGTCAGGGATATAGCTATCAAATTCTTTATTCTCTTTATCATACCAGTTTATATTAGATTGTAAATCACTATTATTAACCTCTGTTTTTTCAAAAGGATTATAGCCATCAAGTTCAAAAAATCTGTTTGTATATATATCAAAATTCATTTTAACAGCTCCAGGTATACCCGTTAATTTTCTCTTCTTTATTTTTTGAGAAATAAAAATACATTCAGTATTCCCAGGTTCAGTTATAGCAAAAGGTCTATGATAACATAATATATCATCACATTTATTATTCCACATTGCACCTCCTGCGTACTCATATACCGTTGGGGCTACATAATTACCGCCTAATTTTTCAAGATTCCCTTTTGGATGCCCTGTTATGAAATAAATAATATCATTCGTTTGGGCAAATCGTTTATTCTTTGATAAAAATTCACTAATATAAAGATCATCCCTTCCGTATTTTTTCCAATCATTATCTAATTGGTTAAACGGGTCTACCATAACGCAATCAATTTTATGCTTTTTTATTGCAAATTCAAAGCAATAATTAATATATTCAGGCGTAGGGCTCGCTGTCTCAGGAAATATATAATAAAAATGTTCGCTTATAAATTCCTTTCCAATTTCGTATTCTTTTTTAGTCATTTGGTTAGCGTGATAAGGTTCAGTAGATTTGCCTATGTACGTATGAATAAGATCATTATAAAAATCATCGGGAGGATCTTGTTCTGGACTAAAAATAGCAAACTTCCAATCTTCTTTCATTGCTTTTAAAACAGCTAGATTGTTAAAAAACGTTGTTTTACCTATATTTCCAATGCCCCCTATAAAATTAAGATTTTTCTTTCTCCAAGTC